TATTGGCATTAAGAACGCTGCTAAGTTAGTGCCATTGCCAGAAGATGAAAAACCTTGTGATCCAGTAACAGAGAACATGAACGTCCTAAAGTCAAAACCTTTAAAAGCGTTTATGTACCAAGATCACGAAGCCCATATCAAAGTTCATATGGCTGCAATGCAAGATCCTAAGATTAAACAGGTTATTGGTCAAAATCCACAGGCTCCAATGATGATGCAAGCTATGCAAGCCCACATTACAGAGCACGTTGGCATGGAATATAGACGGCAGATGCAACAACAAATGGGTATTGAGATTCCATATTCAGAAGATGGCGAAGAGAATATGTCACCAGAAATGGAAATGAAGATTGCTCGTATGGCTGTTCCTGTTGCCCAGCAGTTGCTTAACCAGAATCAGACCGCGATGGCTGCTCAACAAGCACAACAAGCTCAGAATGATCCTATTGTCCAAATGCAGATGCAAGAACTCAAGCTCAAACAGCAAGAAGTTCAGCTTAAACAGCAAAAAATGGTCATGGATGCCTCGGCTAAAGCAGACCAAATTGAGATCGAAAAAGCCAGAATCATGGCTCAAAAAGAAATTGCTGGTATGCAAGTTGGTGCTAAGACTGCCAAAGATAAGGCAGACCTTGAGGCTAAACAACAATTAGAAGGCTTACGAATTGGCGCGCAAACTGGTCAAGCTAAAGCGCAAATGAATACGGAAAAAATCCGTATGGGAGTTGATTTACTCAAACATAACTCAACCCAACAAAAAAAGGGAACTAAATGAACGACAAAATACTAGACCTTCTTCTCAAACAGGCAGAAGGTAAAGTTAGGGACTTGGAAGAGGCCCTCGGTACAGGCGTAGCCAAAGACTACGCTGAATACCAAAGGATGTGCGGAGAGATTACAGGTCTGCTCACCGCCCGTCTTAATATATTAGACTTGCGTAAAAACTTGGAGAACTCAGATGAGTGAACTGATATTGGGATCAAACCCCGATGACGTTAACGCAACAACAGTATTACCAGAAACACCCGAAGAAAAAGCAAACCAACTACCAGAACCTTCTGGATATCGCATTTTATGCGCTATTCCAGACGCTGAAAAAGAACACGCTGGCGGTATTCTTAAAGCGGATGACACTATGCGTATGGAAGAAGTCCTTTCTACCGTATTTTTTGTTGTCAAAATGGGTCCTGATTGCTACCAAGACAAGACTAGGTTCCCAAATGGTCCCTGGTGCAAAGTCGGAGATTTTGTTTTAGCCCGTCCAAATACGGGAACTAGACTAAAAATCCACGGTAGGGAATTCCGAATAATCAATGATGATTCTGTCGAGGGTATTGTTCAAGACCCCCGCGGTATTAGTCGCGTTTAAAGGAGATAGTAATGGCTATTGCAAAAGATGAATTCAAATTTCCTGATGAAATTGACAATGAACCAACGCAAGAATTTGAAATTGAGATTGAAGATGATATTCCAGAGGAAGATCGCATCAATTCAAAGCCTATGCCACGGGAAATTGCTGATGAAGTCGAAAATGATGACCTAGAATCCTACTCACAAGAGGCAAAAGAGCGTTTAATTCAAATGAAAAAGCTCATGCACGATGAGCGTAGGGCTAAAGATCAAGCTTTAAGGGAGCATAAGGAAGCAATTCGCGTTGCTAACCTTATTATTGAAGAAAACAGGCAACTCAAAGGGCGTTTGTCCGATGGGGAGAAGGTTTACGTCAGTACTGCCAAGGAAGGCATTACTCGCGAGCTAGAAATGGCAAAGCGGGAAATGAAAGAAGCCTATGAGTCTGGAGATTCTGATCGATTAGCAGAAGCTCAAGATAAATTGACAGATGTAAAGTTAAAAGCTCGTGATATTGAACGCTACACACCACAATATGATGAAAAGACTTTACAACGGCAAGAAAATGAAGTAAAAATACAGCAACAGCAACCCGAACCCCAACGCCTGGACTCAAAAACCCAAGCGTGGCTTGACAAAAACAAGTGGTACGGTGTTGATGAAGATATGAGTTTTCTTGCTCAAGGTATACACAGACGTCTAGAGAAAGAAGGAGTTCCACTAGGCTCCGATCATTACTGGAACGTAGTAGACACCGAGATCAAAAAACGCTTCCCAGAGAAATTTGAGGAAGAGCCAGGAACTAAACAGCCTGAGAAATCTGAAAAGAAATCAAGCACGGTTGTAGCATCGGCAACAAGATCAACATCCCCAAAAAAGATTAGACTTACGCCTACACAAATGGCTCTGGCTAAGAAATTTAACCTTTCTCCAGAGCAATATGCTATGGAATTAACTAAATTGGAGTCCCAAAATGGCTGAAAATAGAGTTCCCCGTGAAGTAAGCAATCGTCAACAAGCAGAACGTCCTAAAGCATGGAGACCGCCTGAGTTGTTGCCAGAACCTGATAAACAGGCTGGTTTTGCTTATCGTTGGATTCGTGTTTCTATGTTGAATCAAGCTGATCCCCGCAATTTATCTGCCAAACTCAGAGAGGGTTGGGAGCCAGTAAGAATTGAAGAGCAACCGAAATTTAAAATGCTAGTTGATCCCGATGGACGTTTTAAAGACAACATCGAGATTGGCGGGTTATTACTTTGCAAGACTCCAGAAGAGTTCGTGCAACAGCAGCAGGATTACTATGCTGATATGACACGGAAACAGACGGAAGCTGTAGATAATAATTTGATGCGCCAAAGCGACCCGCGGATGCCGATCTTTAATGAACGGAAATCTACGACAAGTTTTGGCAGAGGTAATCAATCTTAATAAGGAGTTTTAAATGGCATATCCTACCGTTTCTGCCCCATACGGTCTTAAGCCTATAAACCTTATTGGTGGTCAAGTTTTTGCTGGTTCTACTCGTAACATCAAGATCCAGTACAACTTCGGAACCAATATTTTTTATGGTGATGTTGTAGGTATTTCCCGTGGCTTTATTACTCGTTCCATTATGACTACTGGTGCAACAGCTATTACTGGCTATGCAACTGGCGGTACTATTGGCGTGTTCTTAGGCTGCTCTTTCACCAACCCTGTTACTAAGCAAAAGACTTTCAGCCAATACTGGCCCGCAAGCACTTTAGCTGGTGATGCTGTTGCTGTGGTTTGCGATGATCCTGATACATTGTTCCGTGTTGCTGCTGTTACAGCTGCTGGTGGTACAACTATTGGTTCTGTTGCAACTTGCATGGTTGGCTTGAACGTAACTGGTTCTAACTTAGCTGGTTCTACAAACAATGGTAACTCAAGCAACGGTATCGTTCCTTCAGTAGCTGTTGAAAATACAGCATCGTTGCCATTGCGTATCGTTGACATTGTTCCTGATACAGCAATTTCCACTACTGCTACTTATACTTCTATTGCTGGTAACGTAACAATCACTTGTTCCGCAATCCCATCAGCTTTGGTAATTGGTACAGAAGTTGGCTATGTTGCTTCTAACGGTCAATACGTTGGTACAGGCTCTTACATTGCAGCTGCTGCAGCTGCTGGTGCTACTACTGTTGTTCTAAATAGCGCACCTGTAACAGTAAATAGCCCAACTGGTACTGCATCTTCCACAATGACTATTCCTGCATCTAGCACGTTAGTATTTACTCAATACCCAGAAGCTGTTGTTAAATTCAACTTCGGTATTCAAGAGTATTACAACACCGCTGGTCAGGCATCGACACTTTAATCTAAGGAGCTTTAAATGGCTATTTCTCGTGCCCAACTACTAAAAGAGTTACTCCCTGGATTGAACGCATTGTTCGGTTTGGAGTATGCTCGCTACGGTGAAGAACATAAAGAGATCTACGAAACTGAGACCTCTGAGCGTTCTTTTGAAGAAGAAACAAAACTGTCAGGTTTCTCTGCAGCTCCTGTCAAAAACGAAGGCTCTGCCATCGCTTATGACAATGCTCAAGAAGCATGGACAGCTCGCTACAACCACGAAACTATCGCCCTTGGCTTTAGCTTGACTGAAGAAGCAATCGAAGACAACCTCTACGATTCTTTATCAGCTCGCTACACCAAAGGTCTAGCTCGTGCTATGGCTTATACCAAACAGGTTAAAGCTGCTGCTGTATTGAATAACGCTTTCAACGCTGCCTATACTGGCGGTGATGGCGTATCACTACTCAATAGCGCACATCCATTGGTAAACGGCGGCACAAACGGTAATACTCCATCTACTCCTGCTGACTTGAACGAAACTGCATTGGAAAATGCTGTTATTCAAATCGCTGCTTGGACAGATGAGCGCGGTCTATTGATTGCTGCTAAACCACGTAAGTTGGTTGTTCCTCCTGCACTCCAGTTCGTTGCAACTCGCTTGCTCGAAACTGAATTGCGCGTTGGTACAAACAACAACGACATCAATGCAATTAAGAACAATGGTTCTGTTCCAGAAGGTTACACAATTAACCACTTCTTGACCGCTACCAATGCTTGGTTCTTGACAACTGATGTGCCTAACGGCTTGAAGCACTTTGTACGCACACCACTCCAGAATTCTATGGATGGTGACTTCGATACTGGTAACGTCCGTTACAAGTCTCGTGAGCGTTACAGCTTCGGTTGGTCTGATCCACTAGGAATCTACGGTTCTTACTAATCAGTAAGTAGTAATGAAGAACCCCGCCAAAAGCGGGGTTTTTTATTTGTGTAAATCTTTTCTGATAGCTTCAATAACACTATCCCAGTCACCTAGTTTAGGTTGTCTGTAAATGGTAAAACTTGGATACCAAGGACTATCTGAACGATCCATTAACCAACGCCAGCAAGTATCAAAACGATTCATAAGCCATACTGGTTTACCAATTGCACCAGCTAAATGGGCGGTAGAAGTATCTACTGCAATAACTAAATCAAGGTTTTCAATCAGTCCAGCGGTATCCTCAAAGTCTTTTAACTCATGGGTAAGATTAATTAATCCATCCCAATCTTTGGAGTTAGCTAACTCTGTTACTGCTGGCTCGCCCAGCTGTAGACTAACAAACTCAATGTCTGGATGTTGTAACGGAACCAGCTTTTCAAGGGCTATATTGCGCCTTTCATTAACTGCCCATACTTCTGGCTGATCTGGCCTATAACCGCCAGACCAAACAATACCTACCCGTTTTTTGGTTTTTTTGCCTAATCTTTTAGCAAAATGTGCCACGGTTTCTGGGTTAGGTTTTAAGTATGGTTCATTTGGAATCTTATCCAAACTATCTGTCCCAAAAGCCAATGGAAGGCTAATAATAGGGATATGGTAATCAAAATGGGGTAGTGGCACATTAGGAGTAACAATGGCATCTACACCCTTTAAAGATGTACAAATACGAACTAACGGGTTTTCTAACCCCAGCATCACAATTGCGCCACGTTCTTTAGCCAAATTAACATAACGGCAAAACTGCAGCATATCTCCAAGACCTTGCTCACCATAGATAAACAATACTTGATTTTTAAGGTCTTCTTCTCCTAACCAAGGTTTTCCTGGGAATTGTTTGCGAGGATATGAAGCTCTATTCCACCGCCATTCGTGCTCTTTCCATGCAATATCGTATTGTCCCGTAAGTAAAAGGCACATAGAACGGTTAAAACGGCAATCTTCAAGATCTGGTTTAATTTCTATAGCTTTGTTGTAGTCTGCTAAAGCCTCATCAATACGCATTAAATTCTGCAAAACAAGGCCACGGTTGTTGTAAAAAGCCTCGATATGTTGTGGATTTTGAGCTATGCCAGCCTCATAATTGGCTAAAGTTTCTTCCATTCTGTGCAATTTTTGCAGCGCAATACCTTTATTGTTATAGGCTTCTGGAAAGTTTGGCTTGTACTTAAGAGCCATATCGTACATTTCTATTTCTTCTTCAGTACGATGAAGCGCACCTACAACAATTCCTCGATTGTAATAAGCCTCCGCATAGTCTGGCTTAAGCTCAATGGATTTAGTTAAATCTTCTAATGCCAATTCTGGTTGTTTAAGCTGGTGATAAGCATTTCCTCTATTGCAAAATGCCATATGGTTATCTGGATAGATTTCTATGGACTTGTTATAGAACTCCATAGCATTAACAAACTGACCAGCATTACTCAAAATTACGCCAATAAGATGATAAGCATCTGCGTGTTTTGGAACGGCTTTAATAACTTCTTGTGCTAAGTTAACAGCCTCTTGAGCCTTACCAGAGCTAAAAAGTTTTAATGCTTGATCAAATTTGTTAATGATGTGCGGGGGTACGGATATACTCATTTTTTTCTTCATTTCGTGATTCTATACGCAAAGCAAAAAAAGTAAAACTATTTTGTAAAATCGTTGTGGACAATCAAAATTTAGTGTATAAATATGCTATCTGGGTGATGCTTATTCCGTTACTGCCCCAGCAGACGATGCAACGATTGGAATAAGTCTTTTGCATAAGGAGTCCATTATGGGACGTAGTACATTTGAAGGTCCAATTCTGTCTGGAGATCAACGCTTTGGTCCACAACGTGATGTAGGTTACACAGTTTTAAGCCAAGCTTGTTTTTTAGATTTTTCTAAAACTACTGCTGGTCAAGCTGGTTTTGCTGGTTCTTCTGGCGTGTTTGTAACAGCTAATAACATTCCTAACCAAGCAGCAACTATTTATGCTCCACAATCTGGTGCTTATAGTGCTAGTGGTCCATCAGTAACTACAAATACTCCAACAGCTGATGCTTCTGGAACTATTTATCGTGGCATCGTATTTACATTGCCACAAGGTTGCTATTTGCAAACTTTAGATCTTGATTATTTAACCACTCCTACTGATGGTTCATCTAATACAGCATCTACTGTACAACCATATATTTCTAACGACTTTGCTACAACTGGCGGTACATATGCAACTATGGTTGCCAATACCAGCTCTGCTGTAGGCCGTACAACTGCTACTTTTACAGCAGCTCAGTATGCTAATGCTCAGTCTACATTGCAAGATGTACAAAACATTCAGCCTGGTCAACAGCCAACTTGGTTTTCTCAAGTAGTTGTTACTTTGAAATTAACTGGTACTAGCTTGGGTGCTCCTACTTCTGGTAAATTAAATCTGTTTATTCGATATTTACAGCCTGATACTAATATTGGTAACAGTACAACTTACCCTTATGGTAACTTTGACTAATGATCCGATGGGGGGTAAATACCCCCCTTTTTAAAATTTAAGGAGAAATTATGTCAGGCGGATGGAATCTATTAAACTACTTCTCGCCCAATAACCAAACGGGTGCAATGGGAATTCAAACCCCAAGCACACCTTTAACTGGTATTGATGGCGCAGCTCAATTTATTGCACCTCAACGGCTTCGTGACGTTGTAGGTAAACTTAAAGTTTCACAATCACAAAACATTTACGATGCCGACTTTGAGTACGGTGTTCAGCCTTTGCGTTGGGAAAACTTTATTACTAACGTATCAGGACAGGCTTCTATTGTTCAAAATCCAGGTCTAGGTGGCGTAACCATGACCATTGGTGGTGGTAACGTACCAGGCGATATTACTCTTCGTCAGTCACGTCCATATCATCGTTATCAGCCTGGCAAAACAATGTACATGGCTTCTAACGTCAACTTTGGTACATCGTTAAATGGACAATATCAGCGTGTTGGTATTTTTGATGATTCCAACGGTATTTTCTTTATGCAACAAGGAACGCCTACACCAGATAATCCTTATGCAATGTATTGCGTAATTCGTTCCGATTCTGGTGGTTTACCAACAGATCAAACATTTGCAATGGGTGCATGGAATGGTAATAAAGCTATTATTAATGCACTTGATTGGACTAAAGTTCAAATGATTTGGATGGAGTACGCATGGTACGGTGCTGGTGCTCTACGCTTTGGTGTAGTTATCAATGGCGAACCTTGGGTAGTTCATCAAGTTGGTACTGGTAACGGTATAGTAAATGGCGTATCTCAAGTTAAACCTTGGAGCCGTACTGGTAATTTGCCTGTTCGTTACGAACAACGTGATAACGGCTCTACTGGTCTTTCAGTAATGACTCACTATGGTGTTTCAGTATTGATTGAAGGTGGTATTGATAAGCAGCGTGGTTTTACTTATTCATATGGTAACTATGCAGCTCAACAATCTCGTACCGTTCCAGCAACTTCTATTCGTTATCCAATGATGTCTTTCCGTATGAGAACGGTTGGTACAGATCAATTTGATAATACTAATGCTGCAGCTACTGCGGGAACCAATCAAACATTAACTATTGGTAACTCAGGAGTAGTTGGTAATACAACCGTGACTTCAGTAGTTGGACAGTCTAATAGCGGTCAAGCATTGTTTACTTTTGGCGGTGCTCATGGTTATGCTGTAACAAACCCAGCTAATGCTAATAATGCAGCTCAATACATTACATTAAGTTCATTTACTGAAGTTGGCACATCTGCTTCTGGTGGATTTAGCTTTAGTGGAACTACATTAACTGTTAC